ATTGGTCTATAAAGACACCTCTATCTGCAGACATATCTATTAATTTACTAGCTTTCATTTCCCAGACAGTTTTATACACCTGCTTTAATTCAAATGGTATTTCTGATATTGTTTGTATAGAGCCGTTATTTTGAATCATTTTTAATCTAATTTCATCATTCCACAAATCTATATTTATCAAATCTTCTACTAAATGTCTGTTAACTACCACAAACTCTCCTGATAAAACATTTCTTTTGTATAAATTGTTTGTGTAAGGTTCAAAACACTCGTTGTTTCCTAATATTTGAGCAGTAGAAGCAGTTGGCATAGGGGCTAAAAGCAAGGAATTTCTTACTCCATATTTCATTACAGACTTTTTTAATTTAGACCAATCCCAAAGACCAGAAAGCTCTGATTCTTTTACGTTCCACATGTCAAATTGAAAAATTCCTTCTGAAACTGGTGAACCCTTAAATGTAGAGTATGCTCCTACAGTTGTAGACACTTCTGAATCTGACTTAGCTTCTGCTTTATATAAATCTTTAGAAACATCATTTGAAGCAGTCATTGCTGCAAAATATATTGTTTCAAAGATGTCTTTATTTAGTTTTTTTGCCTCATCAGACTCAAATGGCATTCCTAATATAGCAAAAGTATCAGCCAAACCTTGAACTCCTAAACCTATAGGTCTATGTCTCATATTTGACTTTTTAGTTTCTTTAGTAGGATACCAATTAACATCTATAACTTTATTTAAATTTAAAGTTGCTTGATAAGTAACATCATATAATTTTTGAAAATCATAACTTCTCAAAGACTTGTCTTTAGATTTTACTTTTCCTGTTGGAATGTTTATCATTTTAGGCAAAGCAATAGAAGCTAAATTACATACAGCAGTTTCATTTGGTGTAGAAACTTCCATTATTTCTGTACACAAATTAGATGACTTTATTATTCCTATGTTTTTTTGATTACTTTTTTTGTTAGCAGAATCTTTATATAAAACATAAGGAGTCCCAGTCTCTATTTGAGCTTCTAATATATTGCCCCACAACTCTCTAGCTTTTACTGTCTTTTTTCCTCTACCTTCCGATTCGTACTTAGTATAAAGTTCAGTAAAAGCCAAATTCACTTTTTCTTCATTTAAAATATTTCCTAAATCATCATATTCAGGATAGACATCATAAACATCAGAAAGTCCTGGGCACTCGTTAGGACACATTAAAGTCCAATTTCCATCTTCCTCGATTCTTTTCATAAATAAATCTGGTATCCACAATGCTAAAAACAAATCTCTAGCTCTTTCTTCTTCTTTACCATGATTTTTTCTTAATTCTATAAAACTTTCTACATCATAATGCCAAGGCTCTAAATATATTGCAAAAGAACCTTTTCTTTTGCCACCCTGATTTATCCAGCGAGCAACTTCATTGTAAGTTTTTAACATAGGAAGAAGACCGTCAGATTTACCTCCTGTTCCTTTAATATAAGAACCTTTAGACCTTACATCATGAACGTGAAGACCAATACCTCCAGACCACTTAGATATTTTTGCAACATCTTTTAATGTATCAAACAAAGAGTCTATATCATCTCCTTTGTTTGCAACCAAGAAACAAGAAGAAAGTTGAGGCTTTGGAGTGCCAGAATTAAATAAAGTAGGAGTTGCATGAGTAAAGTATCCAGTTGATAGTAATTCGTAAGTTTTTTGAACCTCTTTAAAATTGTCACCCCATATACCTAATGCAACTCTCATATACATATGTTGAGGAGTCTCAGCAGTATTTCCATTTATTTTAAGAAGGTATGAACGCTCTAAAGTTTTAAATCCAAAATATTCCATATCATAATCTCTATCATGGATAATCATGGATTCAATTTTTTTATGGTGAGCATTAACTAAATCATAAATTTCTTTAGAAACTAATGGTGCGTTTTCTTCTGTTTTAGGGTCTATATAATTATATAAATCCATTACAGTTTCTTTAAAAGATTTTTTAGTTTCTTTCTTTAAGGAAGTTAATGACAATCTAGCTGCCAATATAGAATAGTCTGGGTGTATTCTTGTTAAAGAAGCTGCTGTTTCAGCAGCTAAGTTATCTAACTCTCTAGTTGTAACTCCATCGTATACTCCTGCAATAACCTTTTTTGCAACTTCCATATACTCTACATAGTCAGGGTCTAAACCATAAGTTTGTTTTTTTATTCTAGATGAAATTTTATCAAATTTCACATTTTCTTCTGAGCCGTCTCTTTTAATTACTATCATATTATTATCGTATTATTTATTTATTTTAAAAATCATCATCATCACCTTCGAAAGCGATTTTATTTTCACTTGCATCCAGCCCAACACCAGACTTAGAGTATTCTCCAACTCTTTTTTCAAAGAAGTTAGTTTTATTTTCTAAAGCTATCATAGACATAAAATCAAAAGGATTTTTTGTTTTGAACATTGGAGAGCAGTTTAAATCTCTTAACAACGCATCTGCTACATACTCTAAATATTCAGACATTAATTTAGAATTCATCCCTATCAAACTAACAGGTAGAGATTCGGTGATAAACTCTTTTTCTATCTCTAATGCAGAGCCTATAATTTCTTTTATTCTTTCTTCTGAAACTTTATTTATCAAGTGATTATTGTGTAAGTGAACTGCAAAATCACAATGAAGGGCTTCGTCTTTAGAAATCAACTCATTAGAAAAACTTAAACCAGGCATTTTACCTCTACTTTTAAGCCAAAATATAGAACAAAAAGACCCAGAAAAAAATATTCCTTCTACAGCAGCAAAAGCAATAAGTCTCTCTGCAAAACTATCAGATTCAATCCATTTTAAAGCCCACTCAGCCTTTTTTTGAACTGCTGGTATATTCTCTAATGCTTTAAATAATTTATCTTTTTCTTTTTTATCTTTAACATAAGTATCTATCAACAAAGAGTAAGTTTCAGAATGTATATTTTCCATAGCTATTTGAAACCCATAAAAAAACTTAGCTTCTGGGTATTGAACTTCATTTACAAAATTCTCTGCTAAATTTTCATTTACGATACCATCTGACGCTGCGAAAAATGCTAAAACATTTTTTATAAAATATTTTTCATTTTTATTGAGAGTCTCCCAATCCGACAAATCACTTTGCAAATCTATTTCTTCTGCCGTCCAAAAACTAGCTTCTGCTTTTTTGTAAAATTGCCATATATCATCATGTTGTATTGGAAAAATAACAAATCTATTAGGATTTGTTATTAAAATCGGCTCTTGATTTTTGTTAGTTTTTTTGTCGTCTTTATTCATATTTATTATTTTTTTAGTTTAGTTGCAAATCTAAGTTATATTAATTATAATAAAAAATTATTAATTAGTTATTTTGCAGTAATAATTTCTTCTATGTTCAGGCCAGATATGTTAGATATACCTAATTTAGATTGATTTATATCTTGCAAAACTCTAATATCTAAATTTGAAGTATCAAAATGTAAATCTATTGTGAAACCATCTTCACCATTTCTATTTTTTAGAATCATCATCTTTGCCTTCTTATCCATCTTATCCTCTTCTGTTCTTCCTATTCCCAAAATAAGGTCTGCTGTTTGAGCTTTTCCTAAACTTTCACTAATAACCTTTAAGTCAAACTTTGGAGAGTTTATAGCATCTCTATTAGCCTGAGTTGCTGTCCAAATAGGTATATTTAGCTCCATCGCTAAGGCTCTTAAAGTTTCGTATATACTTGTTAAGTTATATCTTCTCTCAGAATATTCAGCAGTAGATTTCATAATATCAGCATAATCAACAAACATAATATCTGGCTTTATTCCATGCTCTCTCTCTAAAGCTTGTAAGTGAGCCCTTAAAGTGTTGACGGATGCTGTTCCTGTTGGAAATTCTTTAATAAACAAATCACCTCCTTTGTTTGATATATACCTAGATGTTTCTCTGATTTTATCTACATATTCAGTAACATATTTTAGAGGTATATTGTTTAGTGCAGCATCAAATCTATGTCCTATTTTTTCTTCTTTCATTTCAAGACTATAGTAAACAGCTTTTTTCCCGTCCAATATAGCATTACTTGCAAGTTTAACTAACCCCATAGATTTACCACCACCAGTTGGAGCTAACAATATAGCCAACTCACCACCAGAAAGACCTCCTCCAATAATTGGGTCTAAACCTTCCATTGCAGTTATAGGATTTCTATTCTCAGCTATCAACCTTCTTTCTACATCAACCAAATAATTGTGCCCACTACTTTTAGGTTCTCCTAACTTTAAAGATTCTCCAATAATAACTGAAATGTTATCATAATCTTCTATTTCCCATGCCTTTGCAGCTTTTAACAAACCTCTTTTTAAGGATTGTTTTTTGCAAAACTCTAAAGAAACTTCTTTTACAAATTTCTGGTCATTATATTTATATCCAGATATTATATCTACTAATTCAACTAGTTGTTCTTGTTGAATTCCTACTTCTTTATATTTTATTACACTTTTTAAAGTATCATAATTTGGTAGTAAATTGTATTTATTTACATACTTTACTATATGCTGGAAAAGAATTTTATGATGAATATTATCAAAATATCTAGCATGTAAAATATCTAATATCTGCTGTGAAAACTCTTCATCTTCTAAGAATATTTTTATCAACTTCGTTTGAAAACTCACCTCTTTCATAGCTTCCCTTCTTGAAGTATCTTCTATATCATTAAAAGCATTTATTATTTCGCTTTCCTCTATATTTTTTATGCTAATTTTTTCTTCCATTTATTCTTTTAGGTTTTAATAAATAACTATTTTTTTATTCGTTTTTTTTAAAATATACTATGGGTTTTAAACAATTGCTCTACAAGTTTTGTAAAGAGCTTTTTTTGTTTAAAACTTATCTTTTTACATTTTTTAAAACTTCTAAAGAGTAATCTTTTTCTTTAGAAACTATTCTATAAAAAGGTCTAAAAAATAAAGACAAATCATTGTTGAACATGTGCATATTAAATCCATCTTGAACACACATATCCATGGCATTTTTTATGCCTCTCTCATCATTTATATCTGGCATTACTATTAGGCAGTCAGATATTTCATTTACCTCATCTATAGCCTTTTGATTTACAATAGGACTTTTTAAATTCATCAACTTTCTATTTAACTCTAAAGTCTTTCTTGAATTTATTATAGACTCGTATATTTTTAAAGATTTTTCTTTTTGTTTTTACATAAAAACAATTGCCACCCCACCCCCTGGGTGCCGTTTTGGGAAAATCAACTGGGCTCCACACCCTTTTTTTTTTTTTTTT